AGATTCTTATGCCAAACCAAAAATGCTGGTGCGGTTATGTAGACAAACGCGTAAGAGAAACAAAAAGCAAGGAGAAGAACAATGGGTAAAACACAGCCAGCGCAAGAGCCTGCGGCACAAGAAAAAATTCATGCCCTAAAGCCAATGCTTGAGGCGCTACGAATTAAGCAAGTTGTGTCGTTTTCTGAATCGCAAAAATTGCTTGCTGAGGTTGCGAATAAATCTGGAATGCTGCCCCCAGCTTTTGAAATAAGCGGCAATCAATGGTGCGCCTTGGTCAATTTGGCTGTGACACGATTTGGAAACACCACCCCACCAAAGCGCGAATGGGTAGGGCTGACCCCAGAAGAAACACCAGGCTTCACCTCGCAAGAACTGGCCTTGGTGAAGTATGTGAGCAGGGTTTTGCAGGAGAAGAATTCGTGAAACCCTACGGCAGCACAGTGGCCCGGATCATCAGCGCGCTGGAAATCTATGGCCCGATGACACGCAGCGAAATTTGTTTTCACATTGGCATGGACAGAATGAATTGTTCGGCAGTCATCACTCGCATGGCCAAGAGCGGGCCCAAGATACCCCAGCGCATCTACATCTCCGGGTACACATACGACAGCGAGGGTGCCCGTCGCTACCCCAGGGCAATTTACGCCATCGGTGATTTGCCCGATGCGAAGAAGCCCAACAGGCAAGCCAGCAAACGAGACAACCGCAGGCGCAGCGACAAGCGACGCGCTGCGCACAACACAATGAACTTTGTTTTTAACCTGGCCAAGCCAAGACGGGAATACGCATGACAGTTTCACAGCACCCCACGATCCGCGCGCATCTGCTGCGCAACCCGGACGGGCTTACCGTGCCCGACCTGGCGGATCGCACTGGCCTGGATGAGAACAGCATCAGGCGCGCTCTGCCGAAGATGGCCGACTGCTACATCGACCGCTGGACCGGACCCAACAGGGGCCAGTACGCAGCCGTGTGGGTGGCCGTGCCGATCCCAGATGACTGCCCGCCGCCGGGCTAGTCTTTCTCTTCGCCTTCGACAGTCAGTCCCTGGTTAAGGTTGCGCTTCTTTTCGCGCAGTTTTTCTTTTTCTATTTCGGCTGCTTCGTCGCTGATTGCGCCTTTGTTTCGCAACCGGTTGAGCTTCTTCATCTGGATGTCAAGCTCACGTATCAGGCCCTTCGTCTGCGACTTCTGAATCTTCTCTGAAGTATCCAGGTCGATTGGCCGGGCCTTGATACCCACCGTCTGCAAAGCAGCGTAACCGGGAGTTATCGGCACACCATCTTTGCCCATACCCGTGTACTCAGCCAGGCCGACATTCACAGGTTGGCCGGTGACGTTTGCGACCACGTTCATGGCGCGCTCAAAATGGGTATTGCCCACGGCAATGGCAGGCGTCATCTGCTTCCACATCCAGGCCAGGCGCTTCTGCGCAGCCTCTGCGCTGGTGTCCGTTTTTGACACGACGTCCTGGCCACGGAACGTGTCCTTGTTGAACAGCATTGCCGAAGCCACGGTGAGGATCGGGCTATTGGGCGTGATCGGCGCAAGCAGGGGAATGCCACCCGCGTTATTGTGCGCGTCGAACAGATCACCACCGGGGAACATTCGGCTGACATCAAGGAACACGGGCAAATTGGTCAGGTCATCCATGCCCAGGCGGATCGTCTTCTCTGTGCCCAGGGCCAGGCTTGCGCCCTTCATCCATTCAGGCAGAGCTTTGCGCTCTTGCTCTTCCTGGTCCTTGACCTTTTGGCGGAAGTCGGGGTCGGTCATGTAACGTTGGATTACGGTCCACCAGTCCTCATCGTCACCACCGCCAAGGCCAGCAGCAATCGAGTACATGATCGCGTTGGCCGTGTAGATCGCAACCGCTGGGGCTGCATATCGGAACGGATGCTCCAGTGCTGTGTTGGCCAGGGCCGGTACGACCTTGTACGTGTAGGCAAAGAAGGGCAGACCCAAAGGCATGTCGCGCAGGAAGCGCGCGCCCTTGGGCATGTCGTCGTATGAGAACATGTACTTCAGCGAGTAGTCGACAGCATCGTCCGGGTTCAGGCCGCGATTGCGTGCATCGCGGTAAATCATGTAACGGAAGAAGTCGTCTTCGGCTGCGTATGCTTTGCCCATGGGTTTGCGCAGCCATAAAGACAGCGCATTCCAGATCATGTCGACCGATTGCTTGGCCTTGCTCTCAGACATCTGGGCCAGCGCGCGCAGCGGCTCGGGCATGGCGTCCATCAGCTCGGCCCGGTTGAACGTGCCGCCAAACAGACCAGCCTCTTTGGCTTCGTCAACCATGGCGTCGCCCTTGACCAGGTCCTTGATCGCGCCCACGTACTTGTGGCCGTCCCAGTACGACACGCCAGCGAAATGAGCCATCGTCAAGTTCGACAGGATGTTGTTCGCGTGGGCTACTGGGTTGAGGACGGTCTTGCCCTCTTTCCACATCGACAGACCCTTCATGTAAATCTTGGTCAGGTCGCTCTGCATGTTCGTGTCAAACGCAACCAGTTGATCCAGAATTTCAGCAGGCACCCACTTACCTGCCAGCTTGCCGTAACGCTTGGCAAACGTGTCTTCCACGTTCGTGGCTGGCACCTGGACGTAGCCGGGCTTCTCGGTCCTGCTTGCGTAGTTGCTGGCCAGGTTTTCGTACAGGCGGCCCAGTGCGATGTCGCGCTGGCTCTTGTTGTAGCCCATCACGAAACGGAACATCGAGTCACGAATCTCGCCCATGTCGTCACGCTCTTTGCGCGTGTAGTCACGCCAGACTGTGATCTGGTCATCGACCGCCGGGTCGAATGAGTCGTCACGCACTTCCCATCCGGCTGCTTCCCAGTCTGCCAAGTCTGCAACGGGCACGCTCTCAAACATGCCGCGCGCCTTGAGGCTGCTGCCGCCGATACCGCGCATGGTCGTCTTGCGTCCAAGCAATCCCTTGATTGCTTTCATCCAAGCCTTGGCTTCGTCGCCCAGCTTTTGCTCATAGAAGCGTGGCAGGTACTTGCCGTCCCAGCGGCCAGCGGCCCCTGGCGAAAGCATGCCCAGGCGGACCAGCTCTGCCGACTGCTCGGACATGATCGACTGCATGGTGGCCGCGATCTCCAGCACTCGCTGAGGCGGCTTGGCACCGCGCTTCAGCTCGCCTTCGATCACATCGCTGACCATCTGGCGCTCCTGCTCCGGCAGGTCCTTCATATTCTTGGCCACTTCGACAGTCAGGTTCTGAGCCTTGTCGATCTCCATTCGCATCTTGCGCATCGCGCGAGACAGCTCCGGGCTGACAGGCTTGAGGCCGACCAGGTCGAGCACGTTGCTTGCCACGTTTGCCGCAGCACGGTAAGCCTTGGCACCTGCGCCAAAGCGGAAGCGGCCCAGCTCATCGCGGCTGAGCAGCCAGCCCTCGGTCTCTTTGCCTACCGGCTGGCGCTGAGCAAAGCGGACGTCGTTCGTTTCGCCAAACTCACCGGTGTTACCGATGGCCGATTTGATCTGAGCTTTTTTGCCCAAAGAAACGTAATAGTCAGTTGTTCCGTTGTCTTCCACGATGTCTGCGACGTTGCGCACAATGACGCCATCGTGACCTTCTTTTCTTGCGGCTTTCAGCAGGTAAGTCATGCCCACGTTCATGCCGTTGTAAGGCATCGACATTTGCGTTCCGCCCTTGGCGTCAACTTCCAGCGGATTAAGTAATCGCATGTAAACGGGCTCAACAAAACCGCCTTCTTTGGCGGCGTAAGCGTTGGCTGTTTCAGGTTTTGAACTAAAGAAAGTTCCGTCTTTTTCGGGGTCATAAGCCCCCCGGTACACCACCTTCGGCTTGCCATTGGCGTCGGCCACTTTGCTGCCGCCAAACCAGCGTTTGAATTCAGGCGTTTCAGTTTGCTTGGAGCTGAACACAATCGGCGCGCCGGTGACGTCTGTGTCCTGGCCGAACTTGACGTTCTTGGCCAGGACCAGGGGGCCGACCTGGATCACTTCGTCCGCGCTGAGCACGGGGCGCATGGTGTCGCGGTCGTAGAAGTAGCTGTGGCGGAACGGGTCCATGCCGACCTGGGTCCAGGCTGGATCGTTCATGGCGGCCTCAGCGCGGGCCTTGGCGTCCGCCTTGCTGATGGGTGACCACTTACCCAGCATGGTGGCAATCGTGCCCTTGGCGGACCCCGTAGCGATCTTGGCTGCGGCCTTCTGGTTCATGCCAAAGGTCACGTCCTTGAGAGCGGCCACCGACTCATATCCCACCACCGGGCCAGCGTCGTATGCCGACTGCACTTCCCGGTTGGTTGACTTCGGCGTATGGACGCTGACCACCCAGGCGTCGTGCTCCTGGTATGAAGGGATGTCCAGGCGAAGCTGAGCCCAGTCACCCATCTTCAGTGTCATGGACGGCAAGCCGTACTTGGCCGCTTTCTCGGGGCTTTGGCCGCGACCGTGTTCCAGGGCGTATCGGGCGTCTTTGGGCGTCGTAATGGCAGGCACCGCAGCATAGGGCTGCACTGGCCGCAATTCGTCCACCATGCGGTTGTATTCCGTCCTGGTGATCTTGCCTGCTTGCAGGTCTGCCACGGCCTGCTGGAGCTGTTCTGTTCGCTTGAACCGATCCGCGCTCTCACCCTCCACCCGGCTGGCCGCTGCATTCTTTTGGCCAGCTCGGCTAGGCAGCATCACCTTGCGCGCAACAATCCCCTGGCCGACGTCTCTTTCGTCGGAGTACCGGACCGGGTTCTCCAAGGGGTACAGGTACTTGGTTTGGCCAGGTGCAATATCGAACTTGGAATCCTTGGGGATCAAGGTCTGGTCGCGGTATTGGTCGAACTGCTTTTGCGTCGTCACCTTGATGGGCTCGCCAATCGTCACCGCGCCGATGGCCTTGGCCGGGCCGTCCCCGGTACGCACAATGGCGACCCGCTTGCCGACGTATGGGCGGAGCGAGTCCGACGTCCTAGTTTCGAGTGTCTTTTCTCCGTCAACGATCTTGTCAGCGTACTGGTTTTTTCCGTCCTGGTTGACGTTGATACCAATGCTTTCAGGTATAATCAAGCCGGAGGTTCCAATGAAATTCGATTTTGATTCCTTAGCTCCCGGCACCATGTTCTTTGACTGGAACGAAGTGCCAGTGACCGTCTCGCCCGACTGGCGTTCAGCCACTGCTTGGGTACCGGCACCCTCGCCGCGCAACCCTTCTGACGTGCGCGAAAAAGGTGACCCGGTCGACAGAGCTGAATTCAAGCGTGTGTTTGACGCGTTTGCCGCCCGGCCAAAGTTTGCGCCTTCGGCGTAAATCTGCTTCTGAATATCGACCATCTTGGTCTTGATTGGGCCTTCTTCCATTTCGCGCTCAAACGCGTAAATCTCATGGCCAAGGTTCTTAGCCGCCAGCATGGCTGGCGTGCTGATCTGAATCTCGGCAACAGTGCCGTCGGGTAGCACGACGTTGGTCAACACGTCCTGGTATCCAGTAGACAACGGCTTGCCTTCTACCGTTTCGCCCTTGTCGTTGGTCAGGTCTATTGACAGTCGGTTTTTGATCCGATCAAATTTATAGAGTTTGCCGATCTCGTTGATCACTTGCTGCGCGTCTTCCGGCGTAGCCACCACAATGGTGCCGCGCAACAAGTCTTTCATGCCAGCCGTGTCCCATGCATTTTCCATGGCCAATTTGGTCACTGCCCGGTACGGCTTTTTGACCGCTGGCTTTTTGGCATAGCTGTTCATGCCTTCAGCGATTCGGTCCAGCGTTTCGTCGAACGCGTCCTTGTTCCGGTTGGCTGCGTCGAACAAAGGCTTCAGCAACTTTTCGCCGTGCGCGCGCTCTTTGGCTGTTAACGGGTCAGGCGGCTCACCCTTTTTGTATTTGGCAATTGCGGCTTCGGCTGCGGCGATGGTTTCAGGCTTGAGCACTTCCTCCGGCGTCAATGATTGGACGCGGCTGAATGCCACGCTTGGCATCAGGTGCTGTAGGCCACCGCTGGCCAGGTACGCTTTGAACGCGGCCTGGCCTTTTATGACACGCTCTTTGCCACCCGCGTCGGTGAACTTGTACGTGCAATCGGCCATGGTTTAGCCGCCCAATTCTTGGTCAATCAGGAGCATGCCAGCCTTGTCTTGATCGACAAGCTGAATGCGTGCCAGCAGGTCGCCGTATTCGCCCACACTGCGGCGCTGAATTTCCAAAAACTGAAGCAGGAATTGCTGCACGATTGGATCGTCTGAAGCCTGGCGATACCAGTCCTGGTAGTTGTTCAGCAGCTCCAGCTCGGTCTCGTATCCGGTTTCGATTGCGTCGCTGAACGTCTCGATGGTTTCGTTCATCGCTTCGATCATGGGCACCTTGGCCACGGTGCCGACATCGTTCTGGAATTCAACGTGGAGCTGGTAATGCTTCAGCTCGTCTGCGCTTTCGTTGAGAAAGAACTTCGACGCGCCAAAGTAACCCAGGCGCTGGAGCTGATTGGCGATGTGCTTGTACAGGTTGGATGCGTACAGCTCGGAATGGACCGCCTCGTCAAGCATCTTTTTGCAGTCGGCGGAGATGATCATTTTGGGTAGCATGGCGGGTCCTTATTTGCAGTTGATCTCAACCAGGCCGGAGTCGTCCAGCTCGGACAGGATGTCGAGGAAGTTTTCGTGGACGTATTTTATTTGCGCGCCGTCCGGGCGCGATTCGATGGCAGCCTCGGCCCGGGTCTTGGCCAGGCCGCGCTTGTTCAATCCTTCAAAGATTGTTTCAAGGGGAGTGCGGGTGGCGACGAAAGTTTCCCGCTCTGCTCCTTGGAGCGAGCCAGTTGACTTGCTCGGCTGGCCAACCGGCTGATTTGCTCGCGCGACCGGCTTTCCAGCCACTTGTCGTGCTGGTCCTGGTCCAGATTTGGCTGCTGTGCGTAATTGTTTTCCATCAAAACCTTCTTCCGTGAGTAGTGATTCTGCCGCACCCGCGTAATCTTGGCTAGTTACGCGAAGGCCAGCGCCCAATTTTTTATACAACTCTTGTTCAGGATACCAGATCAGGGCCTGCAATGCTGCCGGTGGCACGCGCTTGCCCGTCTGCTTCTCAACCATAGCCACCATCTGCCGAGTTACGTCACGTAGGCGCTGGCGCTCTCCGCCGCTGGAAGGGGAATCCGTAGGCTTGTCAGCCGATTTGAGGATTGCGCCAGAGGCCCCGACCAGGGAAGTCTTAACCCGGGTGCCTGAATCAAACGCCGCCCGCTCCTTGATGAACTGGCGGTTGTGCAGGCTACTCACTCGGCGGGCCAGGGCGATTGCGCCTTCGTCTGTTTCCATCGCGGCTTTGACAAGAGCCGGGTCAAACTGATCGGCGTACACCCCACGCCCCGCATCGCCAGTCTCGGCCAGCGCCGCGCGCAGCTTGGCCACTTGCTTGGGAAATAGGACCGGGTCAAACGCAGGCAGGGTGCCTGCCAAACGGCCCACGGTGCGCATGAACCACATGTCCATGGTGATTGGTTCAAAGTTGCCCGAAAGGTTGCTGTAGAAACCAAACCCAATCTTGGGGCCGAAGATGGCAGAGCCAAGCACCTTTTCGTCCATTGACTCGCCGCCAATAGGAAAGCCAATAGTTTCCAGCTCACGCTTGGTGAACTCGGTTTGCAAAAAGCGAAGCAATAAGTCCGGCCCCATATCAGCCATTACGTCGTTGGCCAAAGCAAAATTCTTGGCCATGGCAGGGGCTGACTTGCCTTTGCCAACCTCTGGAAATTTGCCTGTTGTGCGGAACTGTTCGTATTGCTCGGAAGCGTATTTCAGGTTGGCCTCAACGTCCATTGTTTGAGACGATATGGCTACGGCAATTAAGAACGCGTTTCGTGCATTTGGGTCTGTGTCCAGCTCTGGATACTTGACCGCCATGATGCGCAAGGTTTTAGCCACGGTCTCGTCGTACCACTCAACCGCGTTACCCGCACTGCGAATCGCGGCCACTGCTTCGGCGGCCATCAACTTGGCCAGGGTGGTGCGGTCTTCGGGTTTGTTGATGTCCAGCTTGGGCAAACCGGTATCGGCCCGGCGCTGATCCAGCCACTGCACGATCTCGGGAATTTCGCCGATATTGGGGGCGCGGAAAGTTTTGTCTTTTACGCCGCCCAACATGAGGGGCAGGGCACTGGCTTCGTATTCAGC